ATCACGGTGACACACATAAAGAGTGCCAACGTAGTCCGCTCTCCAGCGCCAGTCGAGTGCATAACATCATCCCCAATAAGGGAAGGTGCCTGCTGACTAGAAACCTTCGCACCACGTAGGAGGCCTCGGGCGAACCCGAGACCGACTCCGAGGAGTGATGGCGTCACGTCAGTAGATGCCCTCGAGATCCACGACGACGGCCCCAATCATCGGATTGTTCACGCCAAGAAAGAAGTTATTCACCAGCGAGGCGACATCGGCACGCTCTGCAGCGGTCGAGGTCGAATCGAAGTTGAAGTTGACTTCGGCGTAGTTGGTCCGAAGAATGGTGGCCTTCGAAACGCCGTTGACTACGGCGTTATCCACCACCGGGAACGTGAACTTCATGACCAGCTTTACGCGGCCAGTGGAGGTCCGGTTCACCGACATCGTGATACGGCGATCCCCGAGGGGGATGCCGGTCGACTCGATCAGAGTCGCAACCCCACCATTGATCTCACGCGGCTTGAAGCTGTGCGCGACTGGCGGGTTCTGACCATCTTTGATGGTCACAGGCTGGAATTGAGGCATATATTAGTGCTTCCATTTCCGTCTGTTGTATAGCAGACGAAGGTTTTGGGCTGGACACAATTGTCCTTCCCGGGCCTGGTTAGATGAATATTAGATCATCTGACCAAGTAGCGCAAGGGCATTAAGCCCATGAGCGGTTGAGAACGGATTCCGAGCTCCGTAGAGCTCAGGAAGTTGGAACGTCGAGTGACTAAACCTCTCGAAAGAGAAGTATGAAATCACCAGCGAACCTCCTCCCTGTCTGTTCACCTTAAAATCGGTTTGATGCCGACTAGAGGTATATCCGTTCGCAAAATCGAGGCCCGCAGTTGCGGTTAATGACTGAAGTACGTTGCCAACTGGAATGAACCAGTCAACGACAAAGCTAAAGGGAATTAACTCCCAAGCAACTTCAGCGGGGTTGGTCAGGCCAAACATATCTGCTTGAGCCAAACCAGGATTCCGGACCAGGGCCGTATAAGCGGTGCGAACACCACCACGGCACTCGATAGATATCATGTCTCTGCCACGTTGAAACGTTTCAGAGTATGTCGTCTTTCGCTGGGCAAACGACTTAAGTGAGACGCCCCTTTCAGGGAATCCTTTCTTAAGAAGCTCGGAATTGTCATGAATCGACTGCAGCAAGGGTTTCCACCCATACTGCATCTCCAACCAGAGGTCGGATATAGATCCATTTCGCCCTCTTTTCCAAGAAAGACCGAGAGTACGTGCTGCTTCCAGCACATTACCTCTACGGAGTGCCAACAGAGCCCTTAGGACTCTGGAGACGTCTTGGGATATCATATTAACTGTCTGCCTGGCTTGCGCCAGGTCACTGCCGTTTGTCACGCGCCCTTCTTTAAGTCGGGCACGCGCATTCGTCAGTGATTCAGCACGACAATTATCCAGATCGCTCAGAAAGCGAGCTGGGGGAACGACCTCAAAGAGACTATAGTCTCTCAAGAGATAGTCGATCCGCTCCTGCACATATTTATATGCAGGATCCTTGTCGTCCTGATAGATCACGTACGTACCCTTATGCGGGATATTTTGTGTTACCCGCACAATGACACGTTTGTAATCCGTCGGA